GTGGAATCATCCTAGACGATATAGCCAATGCGAAAGCAGACAAATCGACAGTCAATCACACTCAGCTGGTCATAGATCTCATTAACAATATTCCTAAGGCCGCTCTTCAAGCTGAGGCTGAAAAGAAGGGCCTTGTCATGCTGACGCCCAAGATCGTTATTGGCACGACAAATGTTAAGGACATCCAGGCCAGTGTGTTTTCCAATGAACCTTTCTCTATTGTTAGGCGATTTGCATATACTCTGACTGTCAATGTTGACCCTAGATATGCTAATAAGGATGGAACCCTTGATTCCTCCAAAGTTCCTGCTGGTAGTGCTGTTGATGTGTGGGAGATCAAAGTTGAAAAAGCAGTGGGTGCGACAATTGGTGGAAAACGACTCTATCGTTACGAGCCTGTTCTTTCGGGAAACTTTGTCACAGTCGCAGCCTTTCTTAGGGATCAGGCTCGGGCTCACGCTACACGCCAGCGCAATCTGGTGGCCTCCAATGTTGCACTCTATGATGAGGATTTGTGTGAACATATGATGTTTGCCAATTTGTGCCAGGAATGTATGCCCGTTGAGTATCAGTCTGGCATTGTGTCGGGTTGTTCAAGTTTGGCTCTTATTGTCTGGTTTGTCGATTTGGTGCCGTGGCGCTTCCTCAATTTCCTGCTGTGGAGCAATTTAGGCTTAATCTCCAGCTTTTTACTGTATGGCTCTATTCTCTCTGTCTTGATTCCCTTCCTTAATTCCAATTTTGTGCTTTTGATTTTTTCTTTCATTTTTGTTGGTTTTTGTCAACTTGCGGCTATGGCTCTAGCACGATCTTATCTGGTGGGTACTGCACTTGGTTTTTTGCGGTTGCGTCAGTTTCTGCAGCGGCAGAAGAAACCGTTGTTTGTGTTTAGTGTTTCTATACTGGCCGTCTTGTCCACTCTGCGTATCCTTCGAACATTTTGTGGATCTTATCAAGCAGTTTCGGAAGGGAGTGTGCCCGTTAAAGATTCAGTACCACGTGAAGATTACTGGAAAAAGGTTGTTAAAATTCCATTACCAGTATCTGAGTCTTCGCGAACAACTAGCTTTCAGGATCTGCAGCGGATGTGCTCACGCGCGGTGCGTGTAGCATGTGTCAGTGAAACTGAGTTTACCCACATTTTCCCAATGTGTGGTGACGTCTGGGTCATGAACCATCATGTTTGGCCCAAGAACTCAGAAATTCTTACCATGCGTATTATTCGGGGGCCTGTAGAGGAGAATGCTAATATTCAAACGCTCGTCTTACAGCGTGGGGACGCTGTGTTCCGGCCTGATTTGGA